TCGGCATTGGGGTCAGCGGATTCATGCACCATCACCTCAACTTTCTCTTCCAGAAATGCCAGCTTGGCGGCCTTCTCAGACAATCTGTCTGCGGACACCGGCTCGACTTCCTGCACTAAATCCGACTGAATCTTCTTGCGGCTGAGCTTGCCTTTGGCGGGCAAGACCGTTTCAGCTTCAATCGGGTCAACCAATTCTTGGGCATCAATCATGGGATATTTCCTCAAAAAATACCCGGGCAAAAGGCCTGGGATTAGATTTGAAACAGGGACCGCCGAAGCGGTCCCCATCTCGGTTAGGCCAAGGACGGGGTGCCGGCGTGAGCGACAGCCATCCAGCCATTGTTAAGAACAGAAGCGGCCATGTAGGTCTTGGCGCCGATGTAGCCGCGCTGACCCAACGGATCGTTCTTGTCCTTCTGGCCCGGGGGCAGATAGGTCACATCGAGGGAGTCCATACCGCGCAAGGCGACCTGGCCCCAAGCATCCTCACCCACCACGATGCAGGGATAGACATCAATGTTGGAGCCGCCGGTCGAGAACAGACCGGTGGCGCCTACGGCTGCGCCGACATTGATGGTAGCCGCCAACTCCGGGGAGGCGATGAAACGGAAGCGCTCAACAGAGCCCAACTCCATCTCATGCACCGGCTTACGCTGGCCATACTCAGCGACATGCTTGAAGCCAGCCAGGTCACGAATGGCGGGCTCCATGTCGGTATGAACGAAGACCAGGAAGCCTGCTTCCACCGGCGCCGTGGCGTAGTTCGGAGAGGGGGCCAGGATGCTGGTGATCTGCTTGCAGTGATTGGCCAGCAGGGTGCGGGCAATCTTGCGCAAGAAGTTCAGCGTCAGGGTCTCATCGACGGTAGCCAGAGAAGAGCCGCCTGCATAGAACAGGTTGGTACAGGCCTTCAGGGCGCCATAGCGGACCATCTCGCGAACCAGGCCGATACGCTCACCGGTCTGCTTCTTCATCTCCGCGGGGACATCATCCTCGTACAGATCGACGGTCTTGTCGGTCACCGAATACAGCACGTGGTATTGCAGCAACTGAACCGTGATATCGGTAGCGGCGATGGTGTCAGCGGACGGGGTCACGCCCTCGGTGGTGACATGGCTGCTGGCGAAGGTGCCCACATTGGCGCCGGTGATCCACTTGTTATCGGTGCCACCATAGGGCAGATAACGGCGGAATACAACGGTATCCGATTGGTTCTTCGGCATCTGCTTTTGCGCACCGGTGATGCCCAGAATTTCGACGGGCATGGCGTGAGCGAGGATCTCGCCCTTGAGTTTTCCGATCCGTGCGGTGACGGTCGAGTAGCTTTGAATAGCCATAATAGCTTCCTTTCAGTTAAATGCGTTGGCCTCGCACGGCGTTGAAGCCCGCCAAAAAGGCGTCTACTTCGCCCGCCGTGTCACTATTTCCTGCAACGCCACTCGGTTGAATGGCGCGTTCGAGACGGTCGCGCTTGGATACCATCTTCTCTGCCTGCTTGCCACGCCACCCTTTATACGCCGTCAGGGCCGAGCTGATCACGCTGGAATCCCAGCTATTCTCAAGCATCGTCCGCTCGCGCGGGTCCAGATTGGCCTTCCAGAGACTGAACTCGGCGCTTCCCGCAACATCTTTCCAGTCCGGATGATCCCGGGCCAGTAGCAGTTGCTGCACCTGCCGCATCGTCTGGTCTTGCGCCCGGCGTTCCACTTCCGCGGTTCGCTTGGCTACAAGCTGCTCAATCTGTTGCGTGTCAATGCCGGTCGGAGCCGGGGTATTGCCTACTGCAACAGCCTCACTCAAGTCCTGCGCAAGAAGCTCCGCAAGCTCGGGGTATTCGCCCCTCAGACGCTTGAGACTCTCGCCGGTCAGCCGAACTGCTGGCTGCGCCGCTCGCTCGTCCTGCATCTGCTGCAGCCGCTGTTTCAGATCACCGATCGTGCCATATTGGCGGTCACGATGCTGCGCCAGCTGGTGCATCTCTTGCTTCATCCGATCAAGCTCATCCACCTTCGCCAACCGCTCGCGGATTGCGCTCGGGGTCAAACCAAATTCGGGGATGATCCCCTCCTCGGGCTCGGGTTCAGGTTGAGGCTCGGGCTGAGGCTCGGGCTGAGACTCGGGGGCTGCTTCTACGGGCGGGGTTATCTCTCCGCCACTCGCTTCGGCAAAACCAGCCTCAAACGCTTCGGCTTCTTGTTGCAGTGCTTCGTCTTCCATTTGTTACATCTCCACTTAAATTATGAAGGCCAACGCATGTCAGTCTTCATGGTTCACGCCGGCGTCGGAACCCAACTCCAGCAAAACTTTGATCTCCTTGATTTGGCCTCGAAGCGTGGAGGTTTGTTCGAGATTCAAGGAAACCGAATCATTACGCGATCGCAGATTTTGCAGTCTTTTCTCTGCATATTCTGTGATCTTGAGCCACAAGATACTGTGGCGTTCTTCATATGTCAAATTCATTTGCGGCGCGGCATGAGCATATCAAAGCGGTCCCTCACCGGCGCTCCCGTCATCGGCGGTCTCGGTATATCAAAGCGATCCCTCACCGGTGCGCTCGTCATCGGCGGTCTCGGCATATCCATCGGATCCCGCATGGGCGCGGTCTCGGTGCGTGTGATCGGTGCCGGCTTGGCGCCACGGTTCTTGAGGATATCGCCGAGGACCCCCGAGAGCTTCTTCGCATTGGCGGCGGCGCCGCCTGCGGCAACCGCGCCGACATAGCTAGCGCCGGCCTCCAGCGTTTCCCGGTTGCGGGGGTTGTTGTCGAAGCCCTTCATCAGCTGATTGAAGGTCTCCAGTGTTCCCCGCCCCTGCCGGGCCTCGATCTCCTGACGGATCTTGCGGGACAGATCGGAGTCCGCCCCGGAGGGTACGGCGTCGGACTGTCCTTTGGGGATCGAATAGTACCGGTCACCGAACTTACGCACCTCCGAGCCGCGCGCCTCTTCAGCCGCAACGGCCTTCGCCCAGGTCTCATGCCCGCGGCCTTTCAGCAGCATGTACGAGTCCTCGGGGAGACCATATTTCTTACGCGCCTCAGCGCTTGCGGGGGCAACAGAGCCCCAGTGGCCAAGGTTCTCACCAGTCCCATCGGCTTTCATACCCGCCCGGAGCGCTGTGTCGTAATCATAGCCAGAGCCCTCAGGATCAAAACCCTTCTGAAGCCGTAGCTTCGCGCCAAGCTGCATCCGCTGGGGGTCTATATCCGCATTCAGGGCCTTCAGCTCGTCGACCGTGAGGCCATAGCGCTTGGCCAGCGCCCACATCGTGTCGCCCTTCTTGATCTCATGCTCGCTGGGGATATCCTTCACCGGAGGCGCGTACTCGGTGCGCCCCGAGCCGCCAGCGTCGCCTTGTGCGACCTGCTTGGCCACCTGCTGGCTGAAGGACTCCGCGCGGATCTCGCGGTCCGAACCGCGGGTCGTCGCGAAGCTCCTCCGAAAGGCCAGCTCGGCGGCGATGTCGGCATCGACCTTGGCCTGCATGGCGCTCTCGGTCTTGGCGACATAGGCCGCCATCTCTTCGGGTGTCAGGTCATATACGCTTTCGTCGTTCATTTCAGTCGCTCCATCTTGTAGATCGCCCCGAGGTACTCCAGGACGACGGCGTCTATGCGGCTGGCGATAGCGAAGTTGCCGCTGAAAAGTTCGCGATTGGCCTCGATCCAGTCGGCTTCATCGCGCAAATAGGCGACGATGTCGTCGATCTCCGGTGCCTCAATGTCGAACTCGCCGATCGCCCCCGCGAAGCCCTGATAGGCCTCCGCCAGGGCATCCACCTTGGCGACGATGCCGGTATAGAACCCCCGCAGCGCCTGATGTTGGCTGTAGCTATCGGTCAGCAGACAGGCACGATGCGCGGCGTTACGCGCTGCGAATACCCGGGACAGCAGCTGCTCAATCATTTATAGCCTCGCTGCGGGTTACCCGGCGCGCCGTAGCCGATGGCCGTCGGCGTGGGGCGAACGATGGGCGCCGCCGGCTGCCGTGGCGTCTGCGGAATCGTCGCCGCGGGCTGATTCATCTGAGGCATCTGATTCTGGGGCGCGGTGACCTGCGGCTGCGGCGGGAGCGGGTTCTTGGCCCGCATCGCGGCGTAGGGCGTCGCGGCGGGCTGCTGTGTGGCCTGCGCGGGTGTCAGCGTATCGGGTACATTCCAGTTGGGCATGGTTAGCTCCTTTTAAGTTTGGCGGCGTCAAAGCCCTTGATCATGGCCTGCGACTCTGCGTGCATCAGTTGCTGCAGCAGCGTCGTCTGCTGCTCTTTCGTCATGGCCTGAAATTCTGCCAAAGAAATACCCGCATTGCCTAGCCGGGTAAGCGTTCGGTCAGAGGGCTCCATCGGCTGCTCTACCCGCGGCGGCGGTGCAGACTGTTCCTCTGCGCCACCACGGGCGGCGGCCAAATCTTCGGCGGTGGGGTGCTTGTAAGCCTTTGAACCAATCATCTCGGCTAATTCGCGGTTAGTGAGACCAGAAAAGCCGCCCGAGTAGACGGGCGCGTCGGGGGCCGCGAGCTTACCGCTTGAATTAGGTTGATAGGTTGCTGTTGCCATACATCACCTCTCGAAGGCTTGACCGCGGGGCGCCCTTCCTGCGGGCTCTGCGGCGGGTTGAATGACCTGCTTGGCGGAGTTGCTCATCGCCGACAGCTCGCGCTGCAGTCTCAGCTTCATGCCGGTCTCTGCCAGCCTTGCCTTGACCTCGGTGAGCTGGATCTCGTGCCTGTTGGCATACTCCAGCATCGCCAGCTCGCGCTTGAGCTGCAGCTCCTGCATCCGCGCCTGAGCCTGAATATTGTCGCGGTTGCCTTGAGCCTGAACATACGCCACATCGCGGTCGGTGTCCTTCTGGATCCGCAGCTGCTGGACCTTGGCGCTGATCTCGGCCTTCTGCAGATCGGCGGAGGCCTTGACCTTGGCGGCCTCGACCTGCGGAATCAGCGGCGGCGGAGTCTGCTGCGCGGCCTGCTGCTGCGCGGCCTTCTCCTCGGGGCTGAAGACGAACCGCTTGGGATCGAGGCGCTGCACCTTGCAGGCCTCCTCGAACCACTTCTGGGGGTTGATCCCGAATGCCGGATTCATCACCAGCTGCGCCATCTGCATCACCGCCTGGTTCTGCAGATCCCGCTCAACCAGCGCGCTCGATCCGCGGGCGTCGATCACGAAGTCGCCCTTCGCTTCGGGGTCCTCGCCGTAGAGCATCAGCCACTCATAGTAGCGACGCGTGTGCGGCTCAGTGATACAGTCATCGAATGTCCGCGCCATGCGCCGCAGAACCGTGCTGGCGTTGTTGGCCAGCAGCGTCATGCCGCCCACAGTCTCCGCCGCGGGGCCGATCTGCCCACCCTGGCCCTGCAGCAGCATCGGCATACCGGTGGTCTGCTCCGCCATCTGCAGCGCGAACTGAATAATCTGACTCAATTCACCCTGCGCGCTGGGGATCTGAATCGCCATAAACGCATGCTGCACCTGCAGCGCATCGGCGTCCTCATTCACAAACCACTGCTTGCGGGGGCTGATCTCCCATGTACCATCCGCCGGCGTCACGACGCCCTTGCGGAGGATGATCTGCGGACCGGCGCTCAATCCGGCGTTGTCCATCATATTCCGCACCGCGGCGTTGAGCATCCGCTGCGCGGTGTTGATCTGCCGCGCCACGCCGATACCCCACGGCTGCCCCCTGCGGCGCTGCCATGGCATGATATCAAACGGAAACTCCCCCGACTCGAGGGGACTCATCGCGCACTTCACGATGCAGTCATTGATCAGCGTCAAAATCACCGGCACCTGCGCCAGCGGCTCTGAGCAGACATCGCCCATGGCCTCATACTCTTCGTGGCCCAGGAAGCCATAGTAGTACCAGACCTCGAAGCGCTCCTCATCGTAGGCCAACTGACCCGCGCGGGTGACCTCTGACTTCCGCTTGGGGCCCTCTTCCAGGACCTGCTCCAGCTTCGCGTCGCTGTACCCCGGCAGCCCCGCCAGATCCTTGATCTGCTTGGCTGTCATGTAATCCTTCTCGAAGATATACGCGCCGTCGTGGATATCCTCGCCGCAGTCCGGGTCCGGATACAGGTTCCACGGATCGACCCGCATCGAGGCCGGCGCGATCTCTTCCACCAAAGCCAGCAGCGCACCTTCACC